AATGATAGTGTCTACGGCTTATATTCAAAAGTGGATAGTATTATTCAAGATTATGATGTAATATCATAATAAACAAGGAGTTAATATGCTTTCACTACTAGGATCATTACTTGGATTTGGAACTTCTTTCCTTCCAAAGTTACTTGGTTTCTTTGAGGAGAAAAGAGATCAGGCTCACGAACTCAAGTTAATGGACAAACAATTAGAGCAACAAATAAAACTTGGAGAACAAAAGCTACAATTTATGAATGTTGAAGCTGACGTTCGTGAAACAGAAGCTTTACAAAAAAGCCAAACAACTATGGCAGTGAAGTCATCACAATGGGTAATCAACTTATCGTCTAGTGTTAGACCGATAATGACATATCTTTTGTTTGCAGAATTTATGATACTAACATTTATGTTAGCATTTAATTCTATAGACTTAGAAATGTATAATAGAATTTGGTCTAATGAAATACAAGCAGTATGGGCGGCAGTTGTTTCATTCTGGTTTGGTCAAAGAAGTTTTAATAGAAAATGAAAATAAACGAAGAAGGTTTGAATATTATTAAACACTTCGAAGGTTTCTCTTCTTCCGTATACCTATGTCCGGCTAATCGTTGGACAATAGGTTACGGGTCTACGTGGGATAAACATAGAAAACCAGTTACTAAAACTCATAAAGATATTACAGAAAAAGAAGCAGAAGGTCTTTTACTACAAGAGTTAGACCACTGCTATCTTGCGATAAGTAAATTAGTAAACGCAGAACTAACAGAGAATATGTATTCAGCTTTGTGTTCATTTATATTCAATGTTGGTAGTGGAAACTTTCAAAGGTCTACATTAAGAATGAAATTAAATCGTGGTGATTATCACGGAGCATCTGATGAGCTACCAAAATGGCGAAAAGCAGGGGGTAAAATACTAAAAGGCTTAGTAAAAAGAAGGACGAGAGAGAAGGAGTTATTTGATAGAGATATAGTATGAACCTCGAAAACCTACCCATTGTAAAAGTTGAATGGTTAGATGCTATGTCTGATGATAATACTTGGCAAAAGATAGAAGACTTAGAAAGACAAACATTACGTATCGTATATTCTGTAGGTTGGCTTTTAAAAGATAATCCAAAAACAATTATATTAATTTCATCATTCGATGGCGAAAGCCAATGTGGTGGTGGTGGGACGACCATACCAAAAAATTGTGTAACAAATATAACTTACTTACAAAAACCTAAAAGACTTAGAGACAGAATATGAATTATGGAAATGATCAAACACAAAATTTAGCAAGTTTAATTGCACAATACCTTGATATTAATATGCAAGGAGGAGGTAATCCTATGTATACTTCTCCTGATGCTATGGGTGTAAAAGAAAAAGGTATGGATATATCTGGTAATGTTCAAGCTAACATACCTATGGATAAACTTATTAATGATGCAATATTAAAATTAAGAGCTTCAGGTTTTGGGTATAGTGGGGGAGTGAAGTTTCCGGAAGCAATGCAAAAGATGGGTGCTCCAGATAAAATAGAATATTCCGGTAAAGGTATAGACAACATAGGTATTGGTTTTCAGAAAGCTTTAAAGAATGGTATGTTTAGTTTAGATGGTGATTACAATCCCCAAACAAATAGTAAAACTATTAATGCAAAATTTAAATTAAATTTTTAGATGGTCAAAAAAGCTAAGTTTGGCGTAAACACTTATGTAGAACGATCTAGAAAAAAAATAGGTAGACACAAAAAAAATATGAACAAAAGTGAAAAACGAAATTATAAGCGTTACCGTGGACAAGGAGGCAGATGAAAGTAAGCGATAGTACCTCAGTATCTATGCCAATTAAAAATATGATAGGGATAATAGTTGGGGTTAGTATGGGAATATTCGCTTACACTGAAATAACAGCTAGACTTACATCTTTAGAAACAAGTCGTGAGCTAATGAACGCAGACCTTCTTAAAGCTTCAGAACAAACTACCGTAGACAAAGAACAGTTCATTCTAATTGAAGACCTTTATAAAACTACTGATCAACACACAGAGTTGTTAAACAAAAACATTCACAATCAAGTTATGTTACAACATTTAGAAAAACAATTAGAGAAAGCTTCTGCTGATATAGAAGAACTCAAAGATAAAGTGAGGGCAAATGGAAATAGTCATTAGTTTATTAATGTTTTTAGGACAACCTAATCACGATGTATTAAAAGAACATCTGTATGTTCAAGATCAAAAAATGGCAACTTGTTTAAAAATGAAAAGACTTGCAGAGAGAACTAGTTCGGCTCGTTATCAATGTGCAAAAGTAAAAGCTGTCGTTATCGTAGACGAGTATTCAGGTGAAAAAAAAATAACATCTATAACTATGGTTGATTAATGCCGTTTGATTTTGGTATTGGAATGTTTGCATACAATATGATTGCTTTATGTGTAGGTGCAATTATAGTTTATTTAGTAATTAATTACGGAAAATAATATACATTCCAAACAACAAGCCAACAGCACCAATAAGTATACCGCATATAATATAGAATAATTGTAAGTTCTCTTCGTACTGAACTCTCTTTTTATATGCAATTCTTTTAGCTTCTTCTTTAGCTTGGTGTATTCTGTCTGCTCTTTCTTTTAATATACCCGCCCAAGTTCCGTGACCAAATCTTAGGTCTATTAACTGACCCATTTCGTTTAATTTTTCTCTAGCAAGTTTAGCATTTATAGTTTCTTCTGCTACTGAATGAACAGAAAACATACTTCTTTTATTTCTTTTTTTGTTAATCTGGCTTTCGCCATCAAACATATCGTCTATATGTTTAGCTAATTTAGATACATCATTAGCATTGGTAACAAGTTTTTTTATTTGTTCTGCGGCTTTGTTAACTAAAGCGATGCCAGATATGATTTCTGTAAACACTAATATCTCGCTTTATTAAATTTTGATAACATCTTATATAGGTCAGTATTTTTTCCAAACTTATCTATACTTGTACTTGATCCACTTCCTCCAATCTCTCCACCAATAAGGTCTGCCCCACCTTCGGAGAAAGGTCTAAAGCCACCAACAACGGGTACTCTACGTAACAATGTTCTAGCAAAAATTCTTTCTTCTGCATTTGATCCGTCATCTTCGCCAGTTAAAGTTTCTGTAAGTAGTTCTGAACCGCCTTTTAAAGATAAGAAAGCATCTGTAGCCGCACCAAAAGTAGGACCAAGAACAGCACTCATGGCTCTATTTGCACCATAATGTTGGTTGTCTGCTTGAGCGGCGGCATTAAAGAAAAATTCTGCAAGTAATCCTAAACCTCCTAATGCAATAATACCTTCAAGGTATTGACCAAGATATCTATCAGCATCTGTTCCTATAAAGTCTTCTATTTCTTCTTGATCCCATCCTGCTAAAGATAAAGATTTACCAATAATAGTTTTAGAAAACTTACGATCTCTTAATGCTCTTGATTGATCATCTTCACCACCTCTTGATTGTAAGAAATCTTTAGAAGCATTTGCTCCAAATCCCATACCCGCACCAACACTTAACAACGCTATTGCCGGTTTTGGGTTTCCTCTAACAAGTTCTTGACCTACATATTTAGCCATTCTACCCATCATTAATGGGAAAGATTTTAATTGAAAGATTGCCGCTCCTGATGGTGTTTGTGCCCACAATGGGATGTCGTTTGGATCAGGTGTAAATATAGTTTCGTTTACAAACCTCATAATAGCATAACGCATTTGATCATCACCTTGAGTTTCAGCTAGACCGCCTATTTTTTTATCAACTCTGTTTGCGTATTCTCCAAGACCATATCTTTCTAAAAATCTTTTGGCGGTTTTATATTGTTTAGTGTTGATTGTTCCTTCAGACAAATGTCTTTGTGCAATGTTAGCTTGTGCTTTAAAACTTTCATATCCAACTATTGCAGATATTTCTCTGTTCATATTAGTCCAACTTGTTAGACCAGTTCCATAAAAGAAAGCGTGTTGGAATTTTTGCGATCCATCACCACTCATATGTGTCATTCTATCGTGTACTAGGTTCTCTACACCTACACCTATATTTCTTGAGAACTCTCTATACTCAGGTTGGTTCATATATTTATACCAAGACTTTGCCCAACCACTAAAGTTACCACTTCTAATTAATGGTAAAGTTACATCAGGTAAAGATGTAAGAGTTGTCCAACCTAAAAGTGTTACCGCATTGAAAGATCGTAGGTTCTTACTAATTTTATTAGCCATTATGTCATCACTTAATGGTTTCTTATCCAATACAAGTGTCATATTTCTAAAGAATTTTTCTGTATTTTCATTAACACCAATAGGGAAATCTTTAAGAGCATTTACCACTGCATCAACTCTGTGCTCTAAATTACTTAACTGACCTTTACTTAAATCTGTTGTATCTGCCATAGACATCAATTCTCTTTTAGCTTGGTCTATATAATTATTTGCAGTTGCAGTATCTGCTTCTGCAAAGTTTCTTTTTATTCTTTCAAGAACATCTTGAAGCTCATTACCAGTTGAAGTTACTAATGGTGGAATTTGTAAATGAGAAACCTCGATTGGTTCACTTGCTCCAGTTTTAGTACTATAAGACATTACTGGAGTAGTTAAAATTCTTGAAGCTACTGCTGTACCGCCTTTTGCTGTTTGTATATATGTGTCTAAGCCGTGTGCATTTGCACCAAATTCTCTTGCTAAAAGTTTTTTTCTAGTGGTTCTATCAAAGTATTTTGTAACAATACCCTCTAGATCATTAACCATAAACTGCTCAAACTCTGGAACATCATCAGGTTGTAGATTAATAATTCTTTCGTAGAATGGATCAGAAGATGCGTTTGTATATAAATCTTGGTCTACATCTATACGTCCTTCTGTTTTAGTAATACGTTTCATTATTTTGTCTGCTAGTTCTTCTACTTGAATAAGATCATATGCTTCTCCATTAGCTCTTTTATCTCTAATAATGTAATCCATTAAAAGTTTTGTAAACTTACCGGGATTATTAGCAACTGCTTCAGCATCCCAAACTTGTGGTACATAATATTTACTACCAGTACGTTTAGTAACATCACCAACACTTATCCCTAAATCGTGCATATCATCTAGTTCTTGTCTAAATGTTCTAATAAGTAATTCAGCAACATTTTTTTCATTACCATTTAGATTTGATATATCTTGTCTACGTATTGCAGATAATATTCTTTTGTGAGATTGAGGTTGTTGAACAATAGCATCTGGTATTCCTCTTCCTACACCGGGAATTACTTTAAAGAAAGGTAGTGTTTTATTTAAATATCTTTTAATACCAGTTCTATTGTCATCTAATTTTCTAAGCATTGTCATAATTGGTTGAACACTTTTAGCTAAATCTGCTGAATGTTTTTGGTATATTCCTGCTCCGTTTTCAGGTTTAATTTTATTACCAAACCAATTAGCCCCAATACGTCTTGCGTGAACAGAGTTTTCTCTTATAAAATTACCACCAGTGTGTTGTTGTATTGTTGTTATTTCATCCGGACCAAGTGGTTTATTATCCATCATTTTCTTCATTACTCTTTGATATGAAGGCGGAACCTCGAACTCTGTTTCTCCTTTGCTACCAACGTATACATAATCAGATGGTTTTAGAGTTTTACCCTTTTGAACCATTTCATTTATTATAGCACCATTTAAACTATTGAAATTGTTTTCTCGTGCTGAATAGAACATTGCATCTACTTCACCATCAAAATGATCAGCGTCAACGTGTTTCATTTTTTTATTATCAAAGATAACAATTCCATCTATATATTGTGCATATCTTTGTGGGTGTAATTCAGATACTAAAAATCCATCATATCCCATTTCTTTGAAAGCACCGGTTAATATATCTTTGGCTTCTTTTTCAGTTCTACCACCGGCTTCTAATGCTCCCACCATTTCAAGCCATAGGTCTTCTCCAGTAAACTCTTCACCCATATGTTGTAAGTTGTTAATCATTACTCTTGCTGTGGTAGGATCAAAAACATTTAGTGCAGACATTTTAATAAAAATATCTTTAACATCATTTTTCATACCAGAGTTTAGTGAGTAGTAATCATCAGTTTTTAATGAAAACATATTGTCTGCTTTGACAAACATAGGTAAAACTTTTGGATATAAAGTTGCACCCGTGGTTTTATTTAATAGGTTGTAAAGAATTTTTTCTTGATTTGCTAATTCTTTAATTCTATCGCTGTCTCTTACAAAAGCATTAGCAGGATCATTATCTAATGGATCAATAACTCCCTTTCTTATATCTTCTGCTCTTTGCATAGTAGACCCACGTAAAGAACGTGCATCCATATCAGTAACTATCTGATCTATTTCATTACGAATTTGAACTATTTTTTCTGCAATCTCATCACCTTCTAAAAGTGCACGTGGATTATCTGTTGCATTTCTAACCATTGCTTTTAATGATAGTAAATGTGCTGTTTCAGAATATACGTTTGCACTTGGTGCATCTTTTGTTAAGTAAATACCTTGACCAAACAATCCATCTTCTGAAGGATTTAGTTTTACATCAGGATTTTCGTGTTTATTAAATGCCATACCATTTGGTGTGCCGTGGTAATAAACATAATCCATTAAATTATCTGCTTCCCTAGCATTTAAAAATGTTCTTACAGCAATGTCTTTACCTTCATCATAGTTTTGAATAGCTTCACGTGCATATCTTGGTGCTAAGTCTTCGTCTACTGCATAAGAGTTAGTAGCATCCAATCCACTTTTTACTGGTTGGTTTCTTTGTTTTCTGTTTTGGAATAAATCTCCGCCAAATGTAAGGTATCTGTATTGTTGTCTAATAGACTTACTTCCTATTAGTCCGTTTAACAGATACATTGCATACTCAACAACTTCATCAAGCATAGTATGAAGTCTACCTTTAAGAGTTATGTTTCCATAAACATCTTGTTTAGCTATTCTATTTCCAAGATATTGAACCCAACCATCAACAAACCATTCTTCAGCTATTCTAGCTTCTATAGTTTGTTCATCTAATCCGTGTTCTTTCTTATAAAGTTTTCTATAAATGTCATTTTGTTTTACAGCATTTGGTTCTTGTTTTTGTAATGCTTCTCTAAATGCCAGTAACATATCTCCTTTTTTGTTACTATCGAAACTACCATTTATTAGTAAGTGACCAACTTCGTGTATTGCTGTGTAGTCTGCGTTAGGTGCACCTCCACGTATTCCTATAAATGAAGCACCCGCATCACCTGATTTTAAAGCTATGCCTAATTTTCGAGCAGTTTTTCTAATATAATTTAATTCTGGTCCATCATTAACGTGTCTAAAAGCACCTGATGCTGTAGCATCAGTCTTCATATGAGGCATTAATCTTGATATATCATCCATACTCAAAAAATTAGCATCACCTAAAGAACTACGTCTTGTCTTACCTAATAAATTTACTAGTCTATAAACAAGTGTTCGAGATGTATCTTCTACTATTGGATCACGATGTGTAACTTTTCGTAACAATTCTTTAACGTAGACGGGAGCTTTAGCGGGTATTCCATTTTCTCCACTAACACCTCTAGTCTGTGCTGTTTCTACATCTATAAGTTTATTTACTTCAGAAGACTTAATACTTAATTTAGGGTCTGTTCCATATATTTCTCTTAAATATACAGCGGCATTTAACATACCTTCGTCATTACCTAAGTTCTTAGCTTCGTAAATAGACCTAATTAAGTCGTCTACGGTTTCTGCGGGTTTACCTCTAAAAGTTGGTTGTGATATATCTAAAGCAACATCCCCTTTGAAATCTCTAATCTCAGGAACGGTATTCATTTTTTGTCTAAAGATACGTGCCATATCTTTTAGACGAGAACTTGGTGTCCCTTTAATAGCTTTCATTTCTGTTAGAAGCTCATTTAAACTCATTTCATTTGGAGATTTAACAACCCTTTCTACGGCATCTCCTGCTTCTGTTTCTTGTTTTAAGATATTTGGTAAATCATTTTCTATATCTTGAGCTATCTTAACAAATTGTTGTGCTCCTATTGTTTGTTCTCTGTGGAATTTTTTACCCGCACGTTGTTTATGTTGTCTAGCTTTTAAGTTTTTACCACCAACTTGTAAGTTAGCTTTATTATTACTAGTAAGTTGTATTGAAACATTTCTGCCTTTTTCAAACTCAGGTAGTTTTTTACTAAGTTTTACTCTTAATCTTTTATCAAGTTCATTAAGAACATTTAAACTATCCATTACTTGCAAAACTAATTTTTCTCTTAGTTCCGCATCATCTGGTGCAAGTCTGTATAAGTTTCCTGCTTCATCAGTGTTTTCACTTATACCAGTACGTTGTAAGGTTATATCTCCAACTTCATCATTTAATATTTTATTAGCTTGATCTTCTAACTCATCAGAAGACATTTTTTCTAAAGCTTTGTTCCATTTATTTTCAAATGTTTTTCTAGTTCCTGCTTGACGTTCTAAGTCTGCCGCATCTAAAGGTACAAATTTTCCTGCTTGATCAGGAAATTCTTTTTGTAATGCTCTAATGTTTGACATAGCACCTTTTACTTTAAGAAGCACAGCAAAGTTCTGTCTACCAGTTGGTGTGGTTGGTAAACCTCTATGATCTTGTTGGTTTTCTGGTGTGTCTAAAAGTCTAAGTCTAGCTTTACGATCCTTTGATCCACGTAATTTATAAAACTTCTGGTTTTGCTCTCCATTAAAAGCTAACACAGCAGACATAAAACTTGGATGTTCAAAGTTAGTGTCACCACTAACATTTCTACCACCTAGAGCGGCTCTCATTTGATCTATTTCACCGCTATCTAAAGCTTTTATAAGTCCTATTCTTGTTTGATCAAACTCCATAAGCTTTTGTAGAATAAACCTATCGCCTCTTGGTAAGGCATCCATCTTTCTATAAAGCTCATTATATCTATTAACTGGATGCTCATCTGGAAACACTCTTTGAAAAATTGGAATTAAATCAGGCTCTATTGTTGCATCAGTAACTGCACGTCTAACATCTGAGCTTCCTATGCCTAATTTTTCAGCAACTACTCTTTGTATATGTTTAGCTATTTTTTTCCACAAAGATAATACTTCTTGAGCTAAACCCGCTTTGTTGTTTGCTAAAGCATACTGAGTAAATTGTTGTGCAAAAAATTCTTGTGGACTTCTTAATTCATTTTCAAATTGTCCCGGTAATCTTTTCTTTAACTCTTCAAAGTCAACTCCTCTATCCCCTATGTATTTACCCATAGTTCTCCAAAAAGTTTTCTTGTCTTGAGGTGTTAAAACATTTGCATAAGACCAATGTCCTACTTCGTGAATAGTTTTTACAAACTCAGGAGAACCTTGACCGGCTATATCTTGAGTTATATCAATACCAATTCTATTTGCATATTGATCTGCATAAGCACCTTGTCTTTTATATATGTTTACAGCTATATCATCTCTACCAGTTTGAGCCATAGAGAACTGAGGTAGTCTACTATCTGATCCTGCAATGTTGTGTAAAACATTTAGAACTGCATTTATCTCACCTTGAGAAACATTTTTCTTTCTCATTATTCCTTGTAGTTGTGCCATAGATGCAATTCTTCTGGCATTAGGAAACTTAATTCCGTGAGGTGCTTTTTGTTCTAATACATCATAAAGAAGCTCCATCTCTTTCATAAACTTTTGATACTCAGTTATGTTTGAAAAAGCTTTTGCTGTCCAAGGTGTATTTTCTTTTAGTTCTATTTCATCTACAAGTTTTGCAAGTGAAGTTATTTTTGAATAATCTGGATTACCATTAAAGTCGTCTGGTGATAGCCTGACTTTTTGTGCATCTTTAATAGTCATAGGCATAAATTTACTTTCAACAATCTCTTTATCTAAATTGTTTCCTGCATCTACATCCGTACTTTTTTGTGTATACGCCGCTACATTGTCATCGTCTACGGCTCTAAATGTTCTCTTTGCTTTAGCTCCTTTAAGTTTGCTATCAACGTGACCAATAATAAACAACTCGTCTATTTGTGTTCCTAATATATCTGCTATCTTTTTAGCTGATTGATTAGAACTTGGTATTCTTACAGAACTATCAATGTTATCAGAAAATCTACCGCTTACTAATTGTATTGCAACTTTACGTCCAGTTGGAACTTGTATGTCAGATACAATTTGATTTACGTTTGGATTTTTATGTTCAACAATATCTGTTGCAGTATCATCTACTGGTGCATCATCAGCTTCAAGTTTAGCATTTTGATATGTAGTAGTATTTGAAGCATCTGTTTCAATATATTCTAGACCATCATCAGGATCAGTATGTTTTGATTTCTTTAATAAGCCATCATTGTAAGCATTTTCAATACGTGTTCCCAGTAACTTGGGTAATGTTTCTTGAGCTATTTTTGCAGAAGCAAAATCAATATCTGCTACATCATATATATGTGCAGAAGTTCTACCATCTTTAAATTGTTTCATTAAACCAACCTTTTCTCCAAGGAAGGTTATATCTGTTACGCTTGTTGGATTGTCTGCATATTCTCCTGCATTAACTTTTCTTGTTTTGTATTGAAGATGGTTATTTAAATCTATCTCAATGCCTTTGTAATTATATACTTTAATAGGAAACTTACCTACTGGCTTAGTGTTAGTAGCATTACTTCCTTTTTCATTTGTTCTTTTGAATTGTTTTTGAGCATAAGCTATTCTTTGTTCATATTCTATTTCAGATATAATTCCATCTTTGAACTCTTCACGAGCACTTTCCATATCTCTTTTTAATTTATTCTTATAAGCTTCTTTTCTAGAAAGTTTACTAGCTAAAGCATTACTTGCTTCGATATCATCTTTATCTACTGGCTTACCACTATAAGCTTCAGCAGTTTCATTAATGTCACCACCCTTCTGACCAATACCTTTTGCATCTGCAAGTTTAGCTACTGTCAGTGTATTTACATTTTCTTTTGATCCATCATCAGGAAGTTGTTTTCTAACTTTTGCAATCTCAGCTTTTAAAAGGTCTCTTTTTTCTTTTAAGTTTTCAATATTTGTTTTTTGATATCCTGATGGAACTGATCCGTCTTTTGGATTTTCTAAAGCCTGAATTTGTCTAGACATCTCTTTACGTTGATTTACTAAATCTTCGTATCGTCTACGTGGAGTAGTTTTATCTCTTACAATATCATCTGACGCTAATTGTTTCTCAGTTGAATGAGTTTTAGTTCTTCTATACAAACGAATGTCTGCTAGTAAATCACCAAAAGTTTCACCAACATATTCGTTGTTTACATTCTTTTCTAACTGACCAGTGTTTCTATTAAAGAATACAGTTTTATCTGAAGGAACATCCTCACGTGTAAAGTAAACTCTATGTGTTGCCTCATCATAAAAACCTTCTTGACCTTTAATAAATGCTTTTGTGTTTGCACGAGTTTCTGTTTCAATTCCTGCTTCAACTTTTTGTTTAAAATACTTTTGACCATTAATTTCTACTAGTCCTAAAGTACCGGGTATCATTCCTTCTTTTTGATCAAACCCTTGTGGTATTTTCTTTCTACCATCAGCAAGACCTATTTTTTTAAGCTCTTCTGCTTTGGCTAATCTAAACATCCAGAACTTACGAGGAGTTCTACTTTGACTTAAAGGGTCTTTTCTACCAGTTGTTACGTCTGGTAATATATCACCGCCAGAACTATTGTTAGGATATTGAGAACGCACTGCAACTGGATCACCAAATTGTATTTGTTTTATACCAGTACGCTCATCAAAGCTTGTTCTTTTGGTAGACATACCGGTTAGGGTATTTAATTTTGTTCTTAATTCTTGTGATAGTTTTTCATCAACAACAATATGTTCACCTTTAACACCAGTTTCTTTTGCTTCTTTTCTCATTTGTTTTTTAACAACTGAGCTAATCTCATCTAGTGTTCCTACAATTTCAGCGTTCTCTCCTCTTATTTCAACTGCTTCACTTTTTTTATAAGTAACAGCACCATTCTCATCTAACATTCTGTATTTGTTAGGATCAGGAATAGCACTACTATCAGATGCTCTATCTAATCTAGCTTCATCTAATTGTATTCGTGCCGCCGCTTCGTGACTAAACACTTGACCATTTCTTTTTATTTTTTCAAATAACTGACCAAGAACTCCACCACGAGAGGGTCTCAAGAAACTTTGTATTCTTCCTGCCGGGTTTTTACCCATAGATGGAGCTAGGTCTACGTTCATTTCTAGCTCATCTGTATTACTGTTTCTTGATACGTTTACGTCTAACTCACCTCTTTGTAATCTTTTAGTTACATCAAACAAATGAGCACGTATCATATCATCCCCAATAGGTTGGGTTCTTTGTGCTTGAATGTATTTATCTAAAATTTTCTCAACTATTTTTCTTGTGTTGTCACTTAGCTTAGATAGATCAACAGCATAACTACCTTTTAAAAAGTAATCTAAACCTTTTTGTTTAGTTCTAAATGTACCTTTTTTAGTTCCTCTGCCGTCTACCGTTGTTTTTACAGACGCAGGATCAATAAATTCTTTGGCTAAATTAACATCTCTGCCAGTACCATCGCCTAGTTGTCTTTCTATAATAGAAACAACATCATCATATCCTGCTTGTTTAAGATTACCTAAAAATTGTGATATAGATAAATTGTTGGTACTAGTATCTTCCATCAAGCCTCTGAATAATAACAGAGCCTCTTCTTCAACTAAATTATCGTAGGCTTGAAATGCTAGTGTCTGATTTTCTTTTGATAGACCAGATTGAGTAATCATTGGTCTTACAATTTTAGGATCAAAGAAATCTAAAGGTATAGATAAGAAATCGTATTCAGGTGCATTTAAATTATCTTTTGCTGTTCTTTGTAATGCAATTTCACCTTTAATTCTATTGATACGTTCTCTTACAAAATCTTTTCTTGCGGCAAATCTTTCTGCTCCCTTCTTGCCTTTTACTGCTAGACGTAATTGTTTTTTTAATGCAGGAATATCTAGCGTATCTTTCGTAGACAAGAATTTATCTATGTACGCTATAACAGCTTGATCGTTGTTATAATCAATTATGTTATGATTTGCTTCGCCTTTGTTAAAATAATCCTCTACTAAATTTATTTCATCTTCTACTGTAATTGGATCGCTTGGTTTTGATTGAACATTTTCAGGACTTACAGAACGCTCTCCATTGTTTGTTGTAATATCTGTTTCTTGTTTTGTTTTTTCTTGAGGAGCTTTATTAGCTACATTTACAAAATTTTCTTCTGTATTATTTGCTTTTATATTTGCGTTATCTTCAGCAGATTTTATCTGTTGTTCTAAAGCTTTTATTGCTTTATTGCCATCAGCTATATCTGCATCAAATGTTTCAAGAGTTGTTTTATCTCCATCAGACATTTCCTTGCCTTCAAAAGATTTAATAAATTTAGTTCTTTGTCTTTTTAATTTAGCTATTTCTTTTTTCTTACCGGCAAGACTAGCAACCATATTTACTTCTGGCATTGTTCCAACTTCAGGAGTTGGAGCGTCTAAATCTATTTTAGTTGATGGTGGTTTTGTGTCTGTAGCAGTTTGCATTCCTGCTGACTTTGCGATTTTTATACCACCTATTTCTTTACCCTTAATGGTTTCTTCAGCGGCAAGTTTTAAAGCAAGTAAACCTTGGTCTTCTTCTTTATCTAAAAATCTTTTTGCAAATCGTTTAGTACTTTCGACTATTATGTCGGCTTGAGTTTCTAGATTAGCCGCCTCTGTTAACTCTGGCATTTCAGCTATAACACCACCTTCTTTAGGAGTTTGTGCTTTTGATGCGGCTATGTTTCTTAGTTCCTCTGCTCTTTTTTTAAGTGCCGCCGCTACTGGAATACCATCACGAGCTTGTCTAAGCATAGTCTTCATTTCGTGAAGTGATGCTAGGTCATCTAAGTCTTCTTTGGTTAATGTAGGAAAGTTTTCTGAAGTAAAAATATCAGCAAAACTTGCAGGGTTCTCTAAGTTTGGATCAGCTTTTCCAAGCAGTCTAGATAATACAGTTGAAATTTCTGGACCACTTTTGTCTAGTATGCTGTCTATTTCTAAATCAATTCTTTGTGCGTGATTGTCTAAAGTTATTTGAAAAACATTTTGAGCCGGTTCTTCTTGTATATTCTTTGATGCTGTATCAAGAGCATTGTGATGCTCAACTACTGCATCTTTTTCACCTTTAAAATATTCTGAATTACTTTGTCTCCAATCAGCTTTGAAACTTTTAGCACCAGTTACGGGATCAGTAATAATAGCATCTTTCAAATCCTTCATTCCATACTTAGCAGTTAATGCTCCAGAACCCGCACCTAATACACCACCCGCTATACCACCAACAACACCACCAAATGCCGCCGATAATGCAGTTCTACCGAGATCGTATTCATCCTGCATACCAATAGATTGATTTCTTTTTTGTTCTAGGTGAGTAAACGTACCTTCGGCGGCGGCTCCTACTCCACCTTCAACAGCACCACCTATAGTTCCACCTCGTGTTGCCGCACCAACAAGGATATTTTTATTTGCTTTTACAGCTTGTACTGCACCCTTGGTTGCCGCATTAACACCAATACCGATACCAAGTAAATTGATTGGGTCTAATATTGCATTTCTAACATTCTTTAATAGACCCATACCTCCAGTACCACCATCTTCATAGAAGTTAGGTAGTGCTTGGAAAGTCTGTTCAAGTCTAGCTAGTCTTTTCTTTTGATTTTCAGTTGCTCCTTTTGCATAAAAATATTCTGCACCCATATGATGAGTGGTCATATTTTTCCACATTCTATCATTCATAAAGTATTCAACAGCTTCTCCGGGTGTGCTAAAACCTTTGCCATCTCGTTCTCTATAATAATCGTAAATGTCTTGTATAAATCTTCCATCTTGTAAAACCTTTAAAGCTTCGGTTTTACTCATACCTTTTTTTAGATATGTTGTACTATCAGAGTTCCGTTCGTATATTGATGGATTAAAATAATTTCTACTCTCAAGTTGCTTTTTTGCACTTGGAGAACCAGTTTTATCTATTTGTTGATATTCTAAGAAATCGTCAGTTATAGGTTGGTTTGGGTTTTTAATGTCTTCACTCATAATTCGGTCCTTCAGTTTCCGATTATTTATTTATATATTGTTTTAATTTAGTTATCGTCCTCACTTACTTGGTTTTAATGCTTCTTTATTTGCTACATACATTGCAATGTAACTTTCTAAAAATTTGCTAAAGTTCATAGTTTGGAATGCTTTATTGTTAATACCAATTCTCTTATCTAATTCCATACTACCACTCATAGCTCTTTGAAGGTTGTTTAATATTGGTGCATTAACATAATCAGGGTTTTGGTACTGATATAAACGCATACCTTTAACTGGATTTTTACGATAGTCTTCTCCTGCTAAGTCAAAAGGATAGAACATCATTGATATCATCATATTCATTGCATTATTCATTTTAGTACTATTAGATATATCTGTTCCTTCTGTTATTCCATATTTTTTAGTAGCTAGGTCTACTATATTAAACATAGTTTGTGCTATCTCGTTATTCGCAGGAGCTACACCAGATGCACCTTGTATAAAGAACATTTTGCCATCTGGCATAGGTGTTGTAGTCCCTGCATTATTTTCCAATACGTAATCTGGGTTAAGTATAAGTGTGCTATTTTGTTGATTAACAAACCCTTCCGCAGTTTGCGTATCAGACACTAGTCTAAATAAATGATTATCATTTGCTTTTGCACTATTGGTTCCCGGAACTGAAAGAACTATATTAGTTAATAATAAATTATCTCTTTTTAAACCTTTTGCGTGTAGTTTGTTTTCTATAGTAGAAGAACCCGGATCATCATTTATTGCAAGACCCGGAATAGCATACTGCACACTAATGTCACCTTGAGGTATAATTTCATTAGCTCTTGCATATG